TGGACGCCACAGTCTTGAATCCTACGGGTATAGGTTGGGTGAATACAAAGGATCATTTGCCAAGTCTACAGACTGGAAAGAATGGTCTCAAGATATGGAGGATTACTGTGTTCAAGACGTTGTAGTAACAAAAAAACTATGCAAACATTTCCACCCCTACCTGACTGGCTCACGCTAGAGCACAAGGTAGCAGAGATACTAACTAAACAAGAACTTCATGGCTGGTACTTTGACGAACAACAGGCTTATGAACTTGAATCAGTTCTCAGAAGCGAGTTGGAGTCTAGTACAAGATTACTACGAGAACGGCACCCTCTCGTTGCAGGATCGGAATTTACTCCTAAGCGAAATAACAAAACTTCTGGCTACATTGAAGGATGTCCCTTTACTAGACTAAAGGAGTTCAATCCTACATCTCGTGATCACATTGCCTGGGTAATGCAAGAGCATTACGGTTGGAAACCTACTGAGTTCACAGATAAAGGTAAGCCCACTATTGATGAGGTTGTATTGAAAGACATTGGTACGCCAATTGCTCTTGATTTCTTCCGTTGTCTCGAACTAACTAAATCGCTTGGCATGTTGTCGGAAGGCGTCAATGCTTGGTTGAAGTTAGTACGTAACAACAGGATTCATCACCACTGTTCAGTTGCCACCAACACGTCTCGTTGTGCTCATAGAAAACCAAATCTAGCTCAAGTTCCCAGTGAATCTGATTTTAGAAAGTTATTCTGCGCTAGCCCTGGCTTGCTTATGGTTGGTGCTGATCTCGCAGGGATTGAACTGCGAATGCTTGCCCATTATCTTGCTCGATATGATGGAGGCCGTTACGGAGATGTTCTTCTCAACGGTGACATTCACCAGGAGAATGCTGATAAAATAGGCATCTCTCGACGCCTTGTAAAGACTGTAACCTACGCCTTTTTATATGGTGCAGGTGATCAAAAAATTGGATTAAGTTATGACCCTCAATTATCCCAGGCTGCTGCCCGTAAGAAAGGCAAGGAGATACGCCAAGCATACTTGGATGCAATTCCTGGACTTGAGAAACTGGTTACTGCGGTTAAGTCCAAGGCGGAATCTGGTTACATCAATCTCTGTGACAATCGCCGCTGCAGCGTTGATGGTAGCCACAAGGCCCTTAACTACCTCCTCCAAGGGTCGGCTGCTGTAATTGCTAAGCGGTGGATGCTGATCAACCATGACAACACACAAGACCTGTGTTGCTCCCAACTTGCCTTTGTACATGACGAACTACAATTTGAATGTGATCCCGGACACGTGGACGCACTACGAACATCCCTGGTATGTTCAGCTGAAGAAGCTGGACGATACTACAACTTACGAATCCCGATTGCTGCAGAAGCAAAGGTCGGAAACAACTGGAGTGAAGTACACTAATGGCAGTAAAATCTAAAACCGCACTGGGAAAGGTTACCTTTCAATCCCGTGCTAAATTTAAACGCACCAGGCAAGGTAATGGCACTCGTAGTCTTCCTTCGCATGGGCGAAAGCTCAAGCGAGGACAAGGTAAATGAGTCTCCTGATTGATGCAGACTACATCGTCTACAAGTGCTGTGCAGCAGCCGAAACAGAAATCGACTGGGGAGATGATGTTATCGTCGTCTCAAGTAAGTTCAGTGAAGCCTACGATAAAGTACAACGAGAGCTATTCAACATCGCAACAGATCTTGGATGCTTCGATGATTCTATTTTGTTTTTTACTGATAGCATCAACTTTCGTAAACGTATTGACCCAGCGTATAAGGGACATAGAAATCGAAAGAAGCCGTGCGGTTACCGTAGGGTCATCAACAAACTCAAGGAGGACTACCAAGTTATTGTGATGCCTGAGTTAGAAGCTGACGATGCTCTTGGCATCTACGCTACTAAAGAACAGGGTCATATCATTTGTTCTCCTGACAAAGATATGAGACAGATACCTGGAGACCTTTATGATTTATCTACTGGAGTTATCACAATCACCAAAGAAGAAGGTGACCGTTGGCATCTTATTCAGACGCTGGCTGGTGACCAAACTGATGGGTATAGCGGAGTTCCTGGATTCGGGATTAAACGAGCAGTCTCCTTCTTTGAAGAGAACGGTTACAGCTGGTCCTCCGTTGTCTCAGCATTTGCTAGCAAGGAACTTGATGAATCCGTCGCGCTCCAGAATGCTCGACTCGCCAAGATCCTTCAGCACACCGATTATGACTTTACCAACCAATCCATCATTCTTTGGACCCCCACCACCAGTACTTGAACTAACAATGGAGCAGCAGTTTAAGCTGCGCCAGATTGAAGATGCTCTAAGGAATCCTGAATCTAAGAAGGAGGACATCATTACCATCTTCATGGCACTCCAACGCCAATGTTTTGTACTTGGCAACTCAATGTCCAACTTAGTTAAAAAATGGCCAACACCAACTCAACAGGACCCAACTATTATCGACGAGGTTCTATCCAAGTTTGGGATTTCATCCGAGACCAAGGACTGAACTTTCATCTAGGCAACGCCATTAAATACATCTGCCGTGCGGGACATAAAGAGTCTCGCATTGCTGATCTTAGTAAAGCAATCCACTACCTACAAAATGAGCTTGAGAACGAAATCCTTAATGAGCCAAGCCAAGGAGTTTCGCCGTGGCTTTCAAGTGACGAACAGTACTGGGAGTCATTCACGGGAGATGCAGAAGCGTTTGATCGTTGAGGAGTTCAAAGAGTTCCTTGAAGCTGATCAGCAACTACTGTATGGCTATGCCCGAAACGCTGAAGAGTGTTTGAAAGAACTAGCAGACCTTGTGTATGTCTGCTATCAATACGCTGCTAATCTAGAATGGGATCTAGATGAAGCAATGGACCGAGTACACCAAAGCAACATGAGTAAGCTTGGTGAAGACGGTAATCCCATCCGCCGTGAAGACGGCAAGGTTCTGAAAGGACCAAACTATCAACCACCTAATCTTACTGATCTCGTTTAATAATGTCTGCCCCTCACAAAGAACTTATCGCTCGTACTGGGCGTGTGCAATCTTGGATTGACGATCCCACTTCCCGCCTACCTGTCTCTTGCACAGTCTTTGTGGTGGAAGATGAAATGGAAGGACCAAATGGAATCGAAGCATCCTGGCGTTTTGTTTCCCACGCTCTCCGCTACGGAGCTGGCGTGGCTGTCCATCTATCCAAACTCCGACCGAAAGGAAATGAGAATGGCAAGGGACTTGTGGCATCTGGCCCTGTGTCCTTTGCAAAGATCTACTCAACACTTAATGAAATCCTGAGGCGAGGAGGAGTCTATAAAAATGGAGCTGTCGTTGCTCATCTTGATCTTAGCCATCCCGACGTGCTGGAGTTTATTACTGCTAGCCGGGCTGATCTACCTTGGATCAAGCGTTGCGTCAATATTAACCAACTATGGTGGGATTACGCTACTCAAGAAGTCAAAGAGGCGCTTCTCCAAGGCATTCGCCAGGGTGACATCTGGCTCAACAAAACCAAAGTAGATAAGAATGGAAATCGAATCCGGGGAAACGTTTGCTTGGAAGTGTACTTGCCTTCACGGGGAACCTGTCTACTACAACATGTCAACCTTGGCCAGTGCGAACTCAATGACATTCAAGGTGCATTTGTCACTGGAATGTCCGAGCTGTGCGCCCTTCATGGAAAAACGGACGTTGGCTCTAGTGGAGAATACCTCCCTCCGGAGACGGATCGCCAAGTTGGTCTCGGAATGCTCGGATTGGCCAACCTGCTCCGTAAAAACGGTGTGACCTATAAGGAGTTTGGTGAAGCCCTTGAGCAAGTCAACTCCAAGCAATACTACGAACACACTCCTGCAACCATCCTTGCTAAGGAATTGCAAGGGGGTATCCGCGCAGCTGCACAGGTTGCTCGTTTCAATGATATGGAACGTGCCTTTGCCATTGCGCCTACTGCTTCGTGCAGTTACCGATATACTGATCTAGATGGGTTCACCACCTGCCCTGAGATCGCTCCTCCTATCTCTCGTCATGTAGACCGTGACTCTGGAACCTTTGGTGTTCAGAGTTATGATTACGGTGATGTAGAGATTGCCAGTGAAGTTGGCTGGGAGGATTACAAAAAAGTTGTTGATGGCATCGTACAGATGCTAGATGCTACGGGACTTCTTCACGGTTACAGCTTCAATAGTTGGTCTGATGTGATCACCTATGACGAAGCGTTTATTGAAGAGTGGTTGCAATCACCGCAAACCTCCCTTTATTACTCGCTTCAGGTCATGAGTGATACCCAAGATAAGACCAGCGCCTATGCGGCATTGGATGAGTCTGAGGTTGACGATTACCTGGAGTCGATTCTCTATGATAGAGATGATGATCCTGCTCCTGATTGTAATTGCGGCGAATGAACCCTTATCAAAAACTACTGTCTCGTAAAAGAACTTGGACTCCGGTACAAACAACTACCGGTAAACTGGCTGATGGTGCTGAAGAAACTATCTATCGAGCACTTGCCATTCGACATATGGAATTGCCAGTCGGTGATTTCATTCAAGATACACTGAATAAAGAAGTGCCTGAGGCTGCACGAGAACTTCTTGAATCCAACATTAGGGATGAAGAGAAGCATGATCTTGCACTGACCTACATTACTAACGCCATCGGCATTGATGAGCAGGCAGAAGCTGAAGCTAAGCGTCTACGTGATGCGTGGATTGCTCACCCTGATCACACGATTGCCAAGGCACTTGTTGCTGAACGTGCTATCTTCTTTGTTCTTCTTCCTTTCTTCCGCTTCAATGGAGACGCTGGTCTCCGTACTGTAAGTGCTGACATTAGTCGTGATGAACAAGTTCATGTTGCTACCAATAGCCTTGTTTGTCGTGAGTTGGGGGTTGATTTCTCTCCTTCTCTTGATAAACTGCGTAAAGCAACTATCAACTGGGTAATGTCACCCCTTTCTGGGGTAGACTCCAATAAGTATCTGAACAAAAAATTTTGGCTGGATGCAAGTGATCGCTTGATGTATGAAGGTAAAGCACCTGAACTTATCGAAACAAAGCGAGCACGTATGCCAGCGTTCTTTGAACATGCAAACCCAAATCTCCCTCAATACGCTTAACCTCCTGACTGTTGAACGGTTGTTGGAAGAGCTAGAGGATCTTTATCCACCATTCAACCCCACTCCTGACACGTCACTTAATCAGATCATGTATAGGTCTGGACAAGTAAGTGTTGTTGAGTGGATTCGTACACGAATTACTAACGAGGATTAACATCATGTGTGGCGGTCGGCCTCAACATCACATCGAAGAAGAGAAAAGGCGTGCAGCAGCTGAAGCCGGAGCTTTGCGGCAAGAAGCTGAAAAACTTAGAAAGGCTCAAGAAGAAAGGATGATGGCCTATCAAGCTGCAGCTGAAGAACGTCAGCAGGAAGTTTTGACTACCATTGTCGAATCTGCTAAACAGCCAGTTAAAGTTAAAACTGCTGCTGATGCTACAACTCCTTTGATGAGTACAAGACAAAAGGCTGCTGGAAAAGCTACTGGTGTAGCTTCTCTTCGCATCAATCGTGCTCCTAGCACTAATCTCAGTACTAATGTTGGTACTGGTATTAGTGGTGTAAACATTGGTTAATTAGATGGACGCTAAATCAAGGTACGATCATCTAAGTAGTTACCGTACTAACTTTCTCCAAACTGCAGTTGAATGCTCTGAGCTTACGATTCCTTATCTTATCCAACGTGATGAGTTTAGGATTACCCACAAAACCCTTAAGCAACCTTGGCAATCGGTAGGCGCTAAGTCAGTAGTTACATTGGCAGCTAAGCTTATGCTTGCTCTGCTTCCCCCTCAAACTACTTTCTTTAAACTTCAGATTCGTGATGATAAGCTTGGCACTGAGTTGCCTGCTGAGATCCGTTCTGAACTTGACCTGAGTTTTGCTAAGATTGAACGCATGGTGATGGACTCGATTGCTGCTTCTAGTGATCGTGTCGTTGTTCACCAAGCCATCAAACATCTTGTTGTTGGTGGTAATGCGTTGATTTACATGGGTAAGGATGGGCTTAAGCATTATCCATTGAGCCGCTATGTAGTGGAACGGGATGGTAATGGTAACGTAATTGAGATCGTCACCAAAGAACTGATTAACAAAAAGCTTCTCCCTAAGGAGTTGCAAGAAAAAGATAATCAAGTCAATGATCGTAGCTATGCTCATGAAGATGACGTAGAGGTTTATACTCACGTTCGTCTTGATAATAATCGTTGGCTGTGGCATCAAGAAGCCTACGGTAAGCGTATCGCAGGTACTGAAGGCAAAGCACCTACAGATGCTAACCCTTGGCTAGTCCTTCGATTCAATACCGTAGACGGTGAGAACTATGGACGAGGTAGAGTAGAAGAGTTCTTGGGTGATCTCAAGTCCCTAGATGCACTCTCTCAGTCCCTCGTAGAAGGCTCTGCAGCAGCCGCTAAGGTCGTCTTCGTGGTATCACCCTCAAGCACCACCAAACCGGCCACCATAGCCCAGGCAGGCAACGGTGCGATCGTTCAAGGACGGCCAGAAGACATCGGTGTTATCCAAGTAGGTAAAACCGCTGACTTCAGTACTGCAGCTAATCTTGCTGCTACTCTTGAACGACGTGTTGCAGAAGCATTCCTTGTGCTTACTGTTCGTCAATCTGAACGCACTACAGCGGAAGAGGTTCGCCTCACTCAGATGGAACTGGAACAACAACTTGGAGGATTGTTCTCCCTGTTGACTGTTGAGTTCCTTATCCCTTATCTCAATCGTAAGTTGCTGGTACTGCAACGTTCTGGTGAACTTCCCCGGATTCCTAAGGATCTGGTGAACCCAACCATTGTTGCTGGTATCAACGCCCTTGGTCGTGGTCAAGATCGTGAGTCTCTCACCACCTTCATTGCGACTATCTCTCAAGCACTTGGTCCTGACCTCCGATGAGGAACCAGCTGAAGAAGAGAGTCGGGACTATGAAGATTTCTCTGGTCTTCTTTCACTTGCGGGTGAAGAGTATTCTAAGAACGGAGAACTGAGTCAAGAAACTCTTGATGCATTCTCTCAAATGTCATCTCAAGATCTAGTGAAAGCTTATTTTGAGATGCAAGAAAATACTCCATCCGTATCTGGACGGGAGTTGAGTAATCAAGAAGTCAACCAACTGCAGAACATGGTAGGTGGCCAAGCCGCTTACAATCAACTTACCAGTTGGGCTGCTGAAAACTTTAGCGAAGGTGAGATTGAAGCATTTGATTCTCTTGTTGAATCAGGTAATACCAACGCTATCCAACTTGCTCTACAGGCACTGTACTATCGCTATACTGATTCCATGGGTGTTGAAGGAAACATGCTGACTGGTAAACCTGCTCGTTCACAAGACGTGTTCCGTAGTCAGGCTGAACTGGTACGTGCAATGGCTGATCGTCGCTACGACAATGATCCTGCCTATCGACAGGACGTTATCGATAAACTTGAACGATCTGACATTGAATTTTAATGAACGACACTAACATCTGGCCCATCGAACCTCCCATGTACACTGATCACAACTACACCGTGCCTCACAACGAACGTGCTGAACTACTCAATGGTCGCTTGGCTATGCTTGGCTTCGTGGCTGCTATTGGTGCTTACGCGCTGACTGGTCAAATTATCCCCGGTATTTGGTAATGCCTAAAGTTGGAAACAAGGAGTATCCTTATACTCCTGCTGGTAAAGCTGCAGCTAAAAAAGAGGCTGTTAAAACTAGCAAACAGATTCAGAACAAAAAACCAAAGAAGTAATGGCTAATAGTGTTAGCCTTAAAATTGGAAAACACAAATCACGTACCGGCGGCCTAACGGCTGCTGGTCGTGCTAAATATAATCGAGAGACTGGCTCTAATCTCAAGGCTCCTCAACCAGAAGGCGGTCCACGTAAGCGTAGCTTCTGTGCCCGCATGTCTGGTGTTAAAGGTCCAATGAAAGATGAGAAAGGTAGACCTACTCGTAAAGCACTAGCCCTTCGTAAGTGGAAATGTTAAATGGCTAAGCCTGGTCTCTATGCAAACATTCACGCCAAGCGTGAGCGTATTGCCAAAGGTAGTGGTGAGAAGATGCGTAAGGCAGGTACTGCTGGTGCACCCACTGCTAAACAATTTAAGCAAGCAGCTAAAACTGCTAAGAAAAAGTAGTATTGGTAGTTCCGTCAATACTGCGCGTGTATTGGCGGAATTGTAGGCGTAAGCAATATAAAAGTTCTTTGCTTTTTAATTATGCTTCCTATTCTAACTACTCTGTCGGTGATCACCAGTTGGTACGGTCCTGGCTTCCACGGAAACCTCACCGCCAATGGTGAGCGATACAATCAAAACGGCCTTACTGCAGCGCACAAGACACTCCCTTTTGGAACTAAACTTAAAGTTTGTTTCAAACGGTGTGCCGTTGTTCGGGTCAATGATCGTGGTCCCTATCATGGTAATAGGGCAATCGATCTCAGTAAAGGTGCGGCTGATCGAATCGGTCTCACTAACTCTGGAGTTGGAAGGGTTCAAGTAACTCGTCTTAACTAACTTCAACTATGACTGCTATTCTTGCAGCTCCTCGGTCTCAGTCTAACTGGGACCGTTTTTGTGGCTGGGTAACCAGCACTAACAACCGTCTTTATATTGGCTGGTTTGGGACACTGATGATTCCGTGTCTTCTTGCCGCCACCATCTGCTTCATCATTGCATTCGTTGCGGCTCCTCCTGTCGATATTGATGGCATCCGTGAGCCCGTATCCGGGAGTCTTCTTTATGGAAACAACATCATATCGGGAGCCGTCATTCCGAGCAGCAACGCCATCGGACTACACTTCTACCCAATTTGGGAAGCTAATTCACTTGATGAATGGCTCTACAACGGGGGTCCATTTCAGCTCACAGTCTTCCACTTCCTCATTGGCATCTATGCTTACATGGGACGAGAGTGGGAACTTAGCTATCGACTAGGGATGCGTCCCTGGATCTTTGTCGCGTATTCTGCTCCTGTCGCCGCCGCTTCCGCAGTATTTTTGGTCTATCCGTTTGGTCAAGGTTCGTTCTCCGATGCTATGCCTTTGGGCATTTCGGGAACCTTTAACTACATGCTGGTGTTCCAAGCCGAACATAACATTCTCATGCACCCCTTCCATATGTTGGGTGTTGCTGGTGTGTTTGGTGGATCGCTATTCAGTGCAATGCATGGTTCGCTTGTTACATCCTCGCTTGTGCGTGAAACTACTGAAACGGAAAGCCAGAACTATGGGTACAAGTTTGGACAAGAGGAAGAGACTTATAACATTGTCGCTGCTCACGGCTACTTTGGTAGGCTTATCTTCCAGTACGCTTCCTTTAATAACAGCCGTAGTCTTCACTTTTTCCTCGCTGCTTGGCCTGTGGTTGGCATTTGGTTTGCTGCACTTGGAGTAAGTACTATGGCGTTTAACCTAAATGGTTTTAACTTTAACCAATCACTCCTTGATAACCAAGGCAACGTCATTAACACCTGGGCAGACATCCTCAACCGAGCTGGTCTTGGCTTTGAGGTAATGCACGAACGGAATGCACACAACTTCCCGCTTGATCTTGCTGCAGCTGAAACCACTCCTGTGGCTTTGACTGCACCGATCATCGGTTAATTTAATAAGGTTGGGGACACCTCAGAGTCGGATCCCCTTCCTATTGGCGTTGGCCCTTACGAGGACACCCTTCGCCGCTAGCGGTGTGTAGCACCCTAACGCTACAAAAAATAACAATGGATCCAAAAATGATTGCGTGGGCATCTGGTCTCTTTGAAGGCGAGGGCACAGTGCGTAAAAAACTAGAAATAGAGATGACTGATAAAGATGTTATTGCTAAATTCTGGGACATTATGAATTGCGGAAATGTTTACTACCGAGAACGTCCAAATGTCAAGCCTACTTGGCGTTGGGCAGTTGGTAATAAACATGATGTAATAAAATGTTTGACACTGATGCTTCCGTTTTTTGGAAACCGGAGAGCCTATAAAGCTCTAAACATTCTAGACAGTTTAGAGTTAGTATAATAACTTTCTCTTAACTAAAAAAAAACAATGGCTCATCAATCTAGTGCTGACCCGGCGCTGCTTACGCGCCCTGGTCAATCTAATGGTGCGGGCGATGCCCGTGCTCTTTACCTGAAACTGTTTTCGGGTGAAATGTTCAAAGGCTTCCAGCGCGAGTCGATTGCTCGTGATCTGGTGATGAAGCGCACCCTCAAGGGTGGCAAGAGCCTGCAGTTCATCTATACTGGTCGTACCACGGCTGAGTATCACACCCCCGGCAACAGCATCCTGGGTAACACCGATGGTGCACCTCCGGTGGCTGAGAAGACCATCACCTGTGATGACCTTCTGATCAGCTCGGCTTTCGTGTACGAACTGGATGAGGTGCTTTCGCACTACGACCTGCGTAGCGAAATCAGCCGCAAGATTGGTTATGCTCTCGCTGAGAAGTATGACCGTTATATCTTCCGTGCTATCGCTCGTGGTGCTCGTTCTGCTAGCCCCATCACCAAGGCCAGCTTCGTTGAGCCTGGTGGTACCCAGATTCGTGTTGGCTCTTCTGCCAACGATTCTGATGCTTTTGATTCCGCTGCTCTGGTGGCTGCGTTCTATGACGCTGCTGCTGCTATGGATGAAAAGGGTGTAACCTCTGATGGTCGTGTGGGTGTTCTGAACCCCCGCCAGTACTACGCTCTGATCCAAGCTATCGGTTCTAACGGTCTGGTGAATCGTGACGTGCAAGGTGATAGCCTGCAGAATGGTAACGGCATCATCGAGATCGCCGGTATCAAGATCTACAAGTCCATGAACATTCCGTTCCTGGGTAACTACGGTGCTGCTTACGGCGGTACCACCGGCGAAACTGCTCCTGGCAACCTGGGTAGCTTCGTGAACCCTGCTCTGGATAACGCTAGCCCCGCTACCACCGGTATCCAGAATGACTACGGTACTGCTGCTGAAGTTGGTACCAAGTCCTGCGGTCTGATCTTCCAGAAGGAAGCTGCTGGTGTGGTTGAGGCCATTGGTCCTCAAGTGCAAGTGACCAGCGGCGACGTGTCGGTGATCTACCAGGGTGACGTGATCCTTGGCCGTCTGGCCATGGGTGCTGACTACCTGAACCCCGCTGCTGCTGTTGAGCTGTATGTGGGTGGCACTGCGCCTTCCGCTTTCTGATTTTAACAATCAATCCTGGGGGAGCTTCGGCTCCCCTTTTTTTTATTCTTTGTGAACAGAGATGCCCTTTCCTACTTATGCTGTGTCCACCGAACTGGATGCTGTAAATCAAATACTTAGCTCAGTGGGACAGGCTCCTGTCGCCACCTTGGATCTTCAGAATCCTGAGGTATCTATTGTCCTTAACACACTTCGTGAAATAAACAAGCAGGTACAATCAGAAGGTTGGATCTTTAATACTGAACTGGATTATGAAATGATTCCAGATTCAACAACCAATGAGATTGCCTATCCGTACAACGTTCTACAGATGGATGCAAATGTAGATAAACATAAAAACGATTACGATCTGGTTCGTCGTAGCGGTAAGTTGTATGACCGACTTAACCATACTTACCAATTCACTGAGACTATTCACGTTGATCTGGTTTGGTACTTTGATTTCACTGATGTACCTCCTGCTATTCAAGCGTACATCACTGCACGATCTGCACGAATGTGTGCTACCAAACTGATTGGTGATCAAGAAATCAACAAGCTTCTGGCTGAACAAGAAATCCTTACACGAGCTGGTGCTTTGGAATACGAATGTAACCAAGGTGACTATTCGATGTTTGGCTTTAAAAACGGTCATAACTATTACACAAGCTATCAACCTTACCAAGCTTTGATGCGATGAGTACAATTTCCCAGAGAATCCCAAACCTATTTCTTGGTATCTCTCAACAACCTGATAGCAGGAAGTTCCCCGGTCAAGTCCGAGATGCTGTGAATACACTACCTGACTTTGCGTTGGGTATGTTGAAGCGTCCTGGTGGTGAATACATTGAGTCGTTGACAAACGCTAGCACCACTGGTCGTTGGTTTTCGATTCTTAGGGATGCTAGTGAGAAATATGTTGCTCAATATGCAAATAACATATTTCGTATTTGGAGTCTAGTTGATGGTTCTCCACGTGCAGTAAACATGGGGAGCAACACAGGTGTTCCTGGAGGATGTGTTATAGCTAATGTAAAAAGTACATTGGCTAATTATAATACAGCAGTAGCTCTAACTAAAACCAGACTTACTGCATTGAACACAGCTCAATCAACTTATGCTGAAGCTCTTGAGGGTCAGAACGCCACCACAGAAGAACTGTTCAGTGTAAAGTACAACTACACTCCTCCATCTGAACCTAATTCTTTTTATGAGGTTTACCTGTACTCTGGCATCATCAAAAATGCTGCAGGTCTTTATACGGTAAAGAATGCCGACACAGTGGTGTCTACAAGCGTCTCCTTGCCCGCTGGATATACTCTTGGTACCGAACGTACCGATGAGCATCCAAAGCTTGCTGCAGATGGCTACAGGGTCTTTACAGCGATCCGTACAGTAGCTGCTACTCATACAGCAGGTCAGCTGTCTGCAGCCCTTGCTGCTATGAATACAGCACAGACTAACTACGACAATGCTGTTACTGACGAAGCAACTAAGCTTGGTTTGTATAACACCCAAGTAGCTAACTGCGCTATTACTACTGTACCTGCTAATGCTTATCTTAAGGATGCTAGTCCTGAGGATATTGAAGTTTTAACTCTTAACGACTACACGTTTATCTTGAATAAAGGTAAGACGGTAGCTATGGATGCGACTACTACAGCTGCACTTCCACATCAAGCCTTTGTAGTTCTGTCAATCGTTGGTACAGGTCACTATCAAATCAAACTTGATGGCACTATTCGTGCTACATATAATGCTGGTTCTGGTGGTGATGTAGATCAAATTCTTAACGACCTTGTTGGTGACATTCATAACCAAACTTTTGGTGGTAAGACTTATACTGCTATTCGTGTTGGCGCTGGTATCTACATTAGTTGTACTGCTGCCTTTGCAATTGAAGCAGTTGGTGGTCCTTCCGAAGATGCTTTATATGCATTCCAAGATACTGTAGCTACAGTCTCCGCACTCCCTAGCCAAGCTAAAGATGGTTACGTTGTAAAAGTTGTCAACTCTGGTGATGTAGAAGTTGATGACATGTGGTTGCAGTTTAATGC